GCATGTCGTCTGGGTTTCCATGCAAGTCATCAAAATCTGACTCGACTACATACTTTTTCTTCTTACCCATGTTTTCCTCCAGTCACAAAGACTGTGCTTGCCGCCCTAATAGGGGGGACTTGTGGTGAATTCTGAATGATACTCGTTAACTTTGCAACCTAATTCACGCGTTACTGCGCCACAAAAAAACTACGCATCGATCCACGAGTAGTATTCATCAAGGTTATCAATGAGTGCGTGCAGGTCAGTATCGTTCATCAACCTGAGATTTGGGGAGTCCCCAGCGACGTGAATCTCCAGTCCAGCGTACTGGGAGAAGATAACGTGATCGCCAACCTGCGGGCGTACCTTCCACTTGGACATGTCCAAACCGCCCTGCGTGCGCGTCATGAACGCGGCCTCACCCATGGCAACAATCGTACCCAGATACACCAGATGCTCCTGCGCGTCCTGAGTTACGCTGACGTCAATGCCGCCCTCTGACTCGGTCTTGCCCGCCTTGGGCTCCACGATGATCTTCCAGCCGATTGGAATCGGTACGGTATTACTCATCTTCCAGCTCTCCCAGCTCTTCATCGACCGCTTCCTCGGCCTGATAGAACTCCGTGAATATCTCAGGCAGGACGATGCTCAGTTGGCGCTTGGCCTCCTTGTAGCGACCTACCATTGCCTGATACTCGTGCAGGGGAACGCCATCGGCAATACCCTCTTTGAGTATGTCGATTCGGTCCTGTGCAACCTGACGTAGTTTGTCGTGCAACCAAGATACCCCGGTCACGACTTCGATTTCGCCTCCCATCTGTGCCTCCTACCGCTCGGCCTCCCGGCGGATATTTTCCCTTCGTTGTAGTGACTGGCCTTGGCCGCCACCGCGCAATTGCATAATATACCGCAAAAGCTCGCGGAATCCTTTGTTTAATTCCTTCGCAGCGTTGGCAAATTTTCTCGGTGGGATCTCCTTGGTGGTGACCCCGTTGCTACGAAGAAACGCCCGCGCCTTCCTGATTTCTGGAGGAGTGGCTGTTGCCATTACTCATCCTTCAGGGCGGCTGCTTTCTGTGCGCTGTCCAGTACGTCGTCCGCGATCTTCTTCTTGCGCGCCTGCTCGGCCTCGTCGGCCTTCTGCCTACGCGCCTGTTCGGCGGTTTTGCCTTTGTTATCAAGGTCTTGGCGGGTCCGCGCATCGGTAGCCTGCATGCCCATGCCGGCCTCAGCCTTCTCGATCTGCATGTCCTGCTGGTGCTCTTCCTGCTTGTGGGCCTGCTTCTGCTCGTGGATCTCCTGCAGATGCTTCATCTTCTGCTGATGCTTCTGCTCTGCCTGCTCTTCCTCAGAGGGCTCTGGGCCCTGCTTCGGAGGAGGTGGGGCGACGTTCTTGGCGATGGCCCGGGCGACCGCGTTGTCGATGTTCAGCGGTACGTCCTCTTCCTCGCCTTGGAAGTCGGTGTCTGGCAGTTCCGTGCCAAGCTCCTGCTCCATGCGCAGACGGTACGCGTGCGCGTGATGTTCAGCTTGGTGAGCCTGCATATTCATGAAGGCGGCCTGCATCATCTGCTCGTCCAGCCCCATGCCCTGAGCTTCCTGTATGAACAGCTCGTGAGCCGCGATATGCGCGATGTGGTCCTGTTCGGGGAATGCCGAGATGGCACCACCGGTCAGGATCGCTTGGTTCTCGGTGACAGGGTCAAGACGTTTGGGGCTGTCATCTGGTAGCCAGCTTTCCGGGTCAGGGATTCTGAGGGCCTTGAGCATAGACATGTGGGCGATCTTTTTCGCAGGATCTCCGTAAAGCTCAGGGTCGGACTGTACCAATTCGAGGCCTGCCTGCGCCTGTGCCACTCGCTGAACATTGGAATAAATGTTAGGGTCCGAGACAGGAATGATATCAACCCGTCCATCAAAGTCCGACTTGAGGACCATGCGGTCCCCGCCTGAGACGTCGTACGGATATTCCTCGACTTCCATGTGCTCGTAATTAAGCTGTGCGATGAGTTTGAATTCAAAGCGCGCAGCTTTGTGCATGCGTTTATGGATGCCAGAATAGACCTTCGATCCCTGTTCGATGAGAGCGAGCGTCGTGCCCACTGGTCCTTTGTTGTCTCCTGCACCGGTCATTGCCTCCGTGGTCGAACTGAACGATTGAATGCCATTAACCAGCAGCTCCAGCGTGTGGAACAGGGCCGGTGATGGCTCCTTGAATGGTGGTGTGTAGAACGACTTCGCGAGATCCTCCGCGGTCATGTCTACGTCTTTCCAGACTCCCGGCGTGAATACGAACTCGCCAGCAATCTTCGATTCCTTGGACTTAAACCCACCCTGTAGCGAGGCTGTAGCACTGCCATCAAGCAATGCACGCAAGGCTCCGGACGCGGCCTTGCCAAGAGAACCAATGATGTGTAGATATCCCCACCCGTAAAATCCGAGACCCGGCAGGAACTTATAGTGGATGAAGTGAACTCTTTTGCGTCTTTTCTCGTCATTCTCTTTCCACAGTCGTCTGATGGCGAGAATTTCACCGGAGTCCTTCTCAATCGTGAGTACGTACGGCAGGGCAACTTGGAACTCGTCCTCACCGTCTGGTGCGTCAAACTCTTCGAAGACCATCTCCGCATGGACTTCGTAAATCTGGTAGACAACGTCGTCCTCAGCTCGGTTCGGGCTACGGTCATCTGACACGTCCGCCATCTCGTTCGAGTCCTCGTCGGACAGGCCAAGGCCCTCGCCGTCGATTGCTGGCTGGCTAATGAACTCGCCACTGTCGATCTTGGCGTTGATTTCGTTGCCTGTCAGCTTGTACTTGTGAGTGTAGCGCGGGCACTTCTTGAGGGAGGTGGCGTCGTACGGCACGATGAAGTCTTCCGCGGACACGAAGCGGGACTCTGTCATGTCGTCAGTCTGGTCGTAGGCGACCTTCTTGAACGCTGACCCGGAATACGGCAGGTACATGGTCATCATGTCAGTGCTGTCAAAGTGTTCATGAAGTCTTCAACACGAACGGCCTGATCTTCAAGCTCTGGGTTGGATCTGCCGACTACCTTGGTCTTGACCGGACCCTCGGACGGGAACAGCTCTTCCATGGCGTTAGCCTGAAACCGCACCATCGCCTCTGCAATCGCTGGGTGAGTAACGGTTGAGCTACCATCGAACGCGCTCGTCTCGCTCGGGATTTCCTTCACGCCGATGATCTCGAGACCATCCAACAGGCGCTGCTTCCACTCCTTGCGGGACTCCTCGTCGTCCTCTACCTTCTCGACAAGATCGTTGCCGACTTCAACCCGGTCAGTGACCGACATCAGCTCAGCAAGATTCTCGTCATGAGTGCTGTCGGGATTGGGCTCGCCACCAAAACCCTCGAGGTCTACGATGATGTCTTCGCCTTCCTGAGACACGACTGCGCCATCGACGTCAGTGGTCTCCATTTGCTCTTGTTCCATTTCTTCGAGATATTCAAGCTTGGCCATTAGTGGCTCCGATAGCTGCGGTTAGTCTTCGGTGTTGTGTCTCTCCGACCGAAGTCTCGGTTGGTTTCGTACATCACCCTCAAGCGTTCAATTGGCCCGCTCAGAACATCGCCGTCCGCGCTGTTGATATAAAAGCATGACTCTTGATCGTTGTTGTTGATGGCACAGATTGCCAGACCCTTCAGGTCTCCCCTCAGGAGCTTTCGAACTAGGAAAGATACGCTGTCAGCCATACTCTTCTCACCGTAGGTTGGCTCGCGCATTTCGTCCGCAACTTCGTCTGGCATCTTAACCATTGCATTCATGAGTGGATACTACCTGAATTTTATCCATAAATCCCTCGAGTTCGGCGCGGCTTGAAGAGATTCATTTCCCCCTCGTCCTCGTCGAAGTAGTCGATGGAGCCCATACGACGCAGGTACGCCAGCAGCATGACGACGGTATCTACGTAGTCATCGTATGTGCCTACGGGGAATTTTGCGCATTCCTCGATGACGTCGATGCCAGCCAGATGGCCCGGCACCCAGAACACGCAGCCCTGCTCCAGAGGGGCGGACGACAGGTGGGCCCGCATGATCTTGTCCTTGCCCTTAGGGTCGACGCCCTTGACCGGTACGCCAGACTTGCGTAACTCCTGAATCAGCGAGTGACCAGAGGCCTTCTTCTCGATCAGGACCAGATCCGGATGCCAGTCATCGTACGACCTCATGGCGTTCCGGCGCAGGTCGGGGAAGGGGATCTTGTCGTGCCACGCGTCCAGCAGGATCGCGCAGCGCTTGTCCTCGCCGTGGTGGATCACACCGGTAGCTTTGTGCATGGTCTCGGGTGTGTAGGTGAACACGCCCCACGTCGTGCGAGCGGAGTAATCGTTCTCCTCCTTCTCCTCGAACGCCGTATCGTAAATCTGCAGGATCATCTCGCAGGGCGGCATGGGCCGCTTCCTGTGCGAGTCCGGATGCCACTCGGGATACTCCCAAGGAACCCACCAAGACCGCTTCAGGATGAGGCCATCATCGGCCGCCGGGTCCTGCTGGTACTGGGAGTTGTAATCTCGGAGGTTCATTCCGACTGGGGGCTTAAGGGCGATGGTTGCCTCAACACCGAGGCGCTCAGGGTTGAGCAGCTCGCCCTCTTCTTCCCGCGGATCTTCGAATAGAACCTCGGGTTTGTAATCCTTGTCCTTGACGCCCTTCTTGATCTCAGCCGGTAGCGAGATCCTGCAGCGCGTAGCCGGCCTGAATTCGTTCGGCATGACGAGGTGGACCCACTTGCCGTCCTCCTCTACCGTGCAGCGTCCTTCCTTGTTGATGACGTGACCGATAACATCCGACTCGTGAACTCTCTGGCCAACATGGACAATTCGACCTGTGTTCTGGTTATTGAGGCGCGAACGCATGGCATTGTCGTACCACTCGATGATACCCTCACGCTTGGTGTCGGAGTACGCCTCGCGAGCGTTATGGCTGTCATCAAGGAGGATGATGTCTCCTCCCTCGCCCGTAGTGCGACCGCCAGAGGAGATAGCGATTCTGTGGCCACCGGCCTCGTTTGAGTATCGTGATTTCTGGTTTTCATCTGCTCTGAACTTAAATTTGTCGGACCACCGATCCTGATACCATGGGGACTCAATGAGTCGACGTGTCTTCAGGGCGTCACGAGTTGACAGCCCCAAGTCATAGGAGGAGGTCAGGAACTGGGTGGAGGGTCGGCTGATCCACTCCCAAGCGGGCCACGCCACCGAACAGCTCAGCGACTTGGTCATTCGAGGGGGCATAGATACAATGAGGCGAAGGATGTCGCCGGAGCTGACATACTGTAGGAACTCGCACAGCGCTTCCAGATGCCAAGTGTCAGCGAAGACGGCAGGGTCCATAACGTGCCAACCGTCTACGAAAAACTTGTACAGGCTACGCCGCGCCAACTCTGCCTGAATTTCAATCAGGTCGCTGGTTGCTGCTTGGGCCGCCATTACTTCCCTTGTTTAGCTCTGTTCTTCTTCATCGTGGCCGAGAGCATCGTCTTCGCTGCCTTCTTGCCAAGCTTGAGTTTGTCCTTGTTATTCAGGCCCAGAGCACCATGTCCACTGGGCGTACGGGCGGCGTCCGCCATCCCACGGGCTACCCGCATCTCGCCATCAGCCGCCGATATGTGCGCACGCGCACGAAAGCTGGGGCGTTTTTGCTTTTGGCTACGTGATGTCATTTCTGCCAGAACCACTTGCCGAACTTGTAGGTTACCCCAAAACGGATACCGTCGTAGGTGTCCTCATCAAACTCTCGGAAGATTTCAGAATGATGAAGATAGTCAACGAAGACGTCGACCTTTTCGGACTCGTAGATTGGCTGGTACACCTGAATGAACCCGTCACCGCGGTGACTGGATGCCAGCGTCATGGACGGTCCTGATGTGGCGCACCCTGTCAGGAAGAATAACAGGGCGGCGATCACAACGATACCGACAACCGCTCTCCAGATGTCGGTACGTTTTCGTTCAGTCGTCCAAGAGATGAATCTCGAGTAGAGACTCACAAGACTTATCGGCGACCGCGGCGCAAACCTGATCCGCGGCGACCCTTGGCCTTACGTGGGCCTGATAGCGCTCGTACTGCCTTCTTGGCTGGGTTCACTGCGCCCGGTATAGCTTTCTTAGCTGCTGCCGTCTTCGCTTGCACCCTGCTGGAAATCTTGTTACCCAACTTGCCATACTTGCCCTTGAATGCTTTCTCGCCTTTTGCTACACGAGCCTTAGCCTTCTTGAGGACCTTTTTGACCTTGCGGCCCTTGGCCTCTGTTCCTGCGCCCATGTGTCTGGCGGCGGCCTTAATTCTCTTCTTGCCACCCTTGTGCCGGCCTGCGATGGCCTTGACCACGCCAGCCGTTACCGGATCACCACCGACTGCGCCAAGAAGTGCGCCGGCCTTACCGACCTTCTTGCCGAGCTTGTGGGCTTTAGAGACTACGCTCTTTTTCTTTTTCCCACCGGCGGGTGCTTTTTTTGCCATGCCGAGTTTACCCCTTAGGGCGGCCCTCTTGGCTTGTTTACGCATTCTTCTTCCAGCCATTACTTTTTCTTCCCTTTGTTAGCATCTTCTACGACACCGTCAGTACCGCGATAATCACGGAAAGTGGAGCCCTCGCCACCCGGGGACTTGTTCTTTTTATCTTTCTTTGCACCCGGCGTTTTTGGTCCGCCCGGTGGGTTTTCGGTCTCTATCTTTTTGGGTTTACCACCCTTTTCAGGCTTAACCCAATTCGGGTCTTTATCGCCGACCTTAGGTCGCTTGCGAGTTGTGCCACCCGGTTTAGGCGTACCGCCAATGGGTGCGCCGTATTTACGTGTAGATTTATTTGATCGTGAACCCATTGTTTCAATCCAAAAAGGCCCATCGCTACGAGTAGCGACATGCTGAGCGTGAGCATAATTATATTACCTGCGCTCAAGACTCACGTCTAGAGAGCGGGACACCTGTACCAAGCGCAACGTACGAGGACCCTGATTGGTCCTCACTTGCGGGCGCACACAGTGCCGTACCATTGTGTCGACGGACTCTTGCAATTGCTCACGCAGTGTTTCGCTTTTTCTGTACATAGGGCTGACTATAAGCCAAAACGCCGGGTGATGCCACCCGCCCCGCGGCTGAGAAATCGATAAAAAAACTACCGCAGGACGCGGCCGTTTTCCAGCTCCTTGACCTGAGCCTCCAGCATTTTCACCTTCGCCTCAAGCTGCTCGCCGGCCTCCATAATG